AGGACTAGAAATAGCTAGAGCCAGAGGTAATAGTGAAAGCGGGTACTGGCCCTATGCATACGGACACTCACGCAAAGATAGATTAATACGAAAAGTATACACAATACTATGCCGTGACTTAGCCGACAGATTCAGAGGCAACTGCACCCATGCATCGCGTGGAGAAGGAATGATCAACTATATCCACCACGCTAAAACAACAGAACTATCCCCAACCAAAACTGGACTATTCCGCTTCGACACAGCCGTAGGAGTAGAACTAGAAACATACGGACTAATCAACCGTAAAGAACTCAGCGCAAAACTACCCTACTGGGCAAGAGCAAAATCAGACGGCTCAATCAGACCAAACGAAGGACAAGACCACGAAATCGTGGCACTATTCCCACGTTCGGAATTAGAGCCACGGCTATTCCGCCTGTGCAAAACACTCAGGAACCTCGGACTCCAAACCAACCGAAGCTGCGGCCTCCATGTGCATATCGACTACCGTAAATACACGGAAAAAGAAATGATCGTGCAAGCTAGGATAATGGACGCATGGCTCAAAGCCATGGCAGAAATCGTACCACTAAGCCGCAGAGACAATCAATACTGCCAATTCGGCATATCGTCCTCGCAAAGATACAGAGCAGTAAATGTATGCTCATTCAGCGCACACCGCACCCTAGAAATACGCCTGCACTCAGCCACGCTGGATTACACCAAAATCCTTGCATGGATTCGACTGCTGGAATTGCTCCGAGTCATTCGGAAGAAGCCAAAGGCAGCGGGATGCATAGGCACACTCGAACAGTTGCCACTCGCTACCCATGATCTCGCATATTGGAAAATGCGGCATCAGCAGATCAACCCAACTCAATACGAACAGAACCTCAGCCCAGAACAGGAATAAATATATGTGCAAACTAACTATACTCACAGGTCACGACCCAAAGACAATGCCAGCCCTCGTCCATCGGATATGGACTGAAATGGCTAAAACGGAACATGACGGCTTCGGAGCCGCATGGCTATCGCCCAAAGGCAAGATCATGACCATCAAGTCATCGTCGCACCAAAGCGTAAAAAATCTGCCAAGCTACTACGAGGGATTTGCACAAGGGCATTTCTCGCCAAGCAACGGCGGCCCACTCCTTATCCACGGACGCACCGCAACGTGCAACGTGGACATCGAGAACACGCACCCGATCAAAGTCGGACAAGCCATCATCATCCACAACGGGGTTGTTGATTCCACAAAATACAAAAACTTGCACTCGACGTGCGACTCCGAACTAATCCTCCAAGCCTACCAAGCCGCAGGGATGCAAGAAGTCGCAGCAGAAATCACGGGCTATTATGCCTTCGGCATCCTATACCCAAAAGGCAAAGGTTTGCTCACAATTGCAAGAGACGATCGCGCACCGTTATTCGGCGGAATCACAGGATTCGGAGAAGTCTTTGCAACAACGCAAAACCTAGTAGAAATCACGGGAGCCACCATCCGAGGCAAGATCAAAGACAACGTATGCATGACATTCCAAAACAACGTATACATCGGCACCGAGAAATTCACCCCCAAGCGCAAAGTCGTCACGACCTACTCCATGGCACAAGTAGAGCGCAGCATGGGTCAACAGTCGGAACTGATGGCAGAATCGGCCTACGGCCAACTATACAACCGTTCAACAAACTGGAGGCAAGATGAAGCTTGATTGGATTAACTTCATCTCAGGCATCATATTTGCACTAATCTGTTTCTTCCTTATCATTTGCAGTAGAGAAGATTAAGCAATACAAGGGCTAGCGGCTTACACCCGCCAGCCCTTTTTTTATACCAAAATTTTTTCCAAGCAGCTTGCTAGCTGCTTGGAAACAAGCTGTTCCAGCTTGCCGCCCCTATCGGGGCTAAAAAATGCACCAAGACAAAAGTAGAGCGGCTACGCCGCGCAATCCCAATAAGACCCACCCCCAACTGCAGAGCCGCCCCTCAAGGGGCTGGCAGCCAACAGCCACAAACTCCTGCCCACAAATCTCCTGCGGCACACATACCAATGACACAAGATACAGGAGGAAGGGAACAGAAAGCCCTACCAAGACAAGTAGGAGAGTTCGACCAAGGCACAATACCAGGCCATGCAACCCTTTCCTCTCATACCTAATATCTCACGCACGCCCCCAGCAATACAAGCAATATCTCCTAAGTAGCTGGCAATTACCACATTAACTATCTGCAAACATAGGGGGGGAGGGGGTCTACCATTAATATGTAGCGTGCGTATAGATATGGTTAGAAGCCAGATTAAAAAAATTGCAGATGTTGGCCTGCCTGCTGTCAACTTCGTGGCGTTAGGAGATTGATACTATAGTACTACCCCTAGGGTATAAAGACAAGGTACTCCTTATAGGTGGTATGGGTGCGGCGAAAAAAATGATTGACATAGATGTTGGTGCAAGGTAAGGTGTTAGCAATGGCTGATGGATATGTACTACCTGTGATAGCGGCAAGTGTGGCGGCTAATGGGGTAGACGGTACGTTGACTGAGGCCAAGCGTCCTAAAGAAGCTGTGCTGGCGTTAGAGAGGCTGTGTCAGGGATGGACGTTCAATGAGATACGGGAGGAGACGGGCCTATCGTTTAATGCCATTAGTTCTCTGAAGGCGCGAAATGAGGTGGCTATGGATGTGCGGCGGCAGCAGCTTGCGGCAGATGGCTTTGAGATGGCAGAGAAGCTAAGGCTATTGGTGGGCAAGAAGGCGGATATGTTAGCTAATGATGATGCCGCGCTTAGGCGGGTAAACATCCGCGATCTTGTGTTGCCCTATGGTATTGCAATGGATAAAGCGTTACAGAGCTTGGGCGAGGCCAAGGTGGTGATTGAGCATAGGTCTGGGAAGCCTTCCTTAGAGGATGCTGTTGCCGCCATCAATGCTGCCAAGGCTTCTTTGGTTAAGGATGCTATTCCTGTAGAGAGCTTTGTAGTGCCGCCAGATAACGCCGCATGAAGTGGAAATCACACCCAGTGCTTTGTCCGCCGACGCCTGATGAGATGGCGCAGATGGAGCCTAGCAAGTTGCTGGATCTGTGGGAGATATATCATTCGTCCATTGCTAACAGCGAGCGGGACAGCTATCGGTATGGCTTTGTCCTGCCCCATTGGAAACAGGCCGACCAGCAGCTTGCCAAGTTTACAGAGATATTGATTAGTGGTGGTAATCGTTCTGGTAAAACAAGTTATGCGGCTAGGGCTGTGGTGCAGGCGGCGATTGAGAACCACGGCAGCGTCATCATGTGCTTTAGCCAGAACGCCGACGTATCCATCCGCCAACAGCAGAGTGCCATCTATGATGCTCTGCCAGAAGAATATAGAAAGAAGATGCTGGGGGCAGAGGAGAATGTTAGCTACACCAGAAAGAACGGCTTTAGCAAAGGGAGTTTGATTCTGCCTAATAGCCTGTCGCAAATAATTTTCAAGACCTATGCCCAGTATCTGAACAACGACACCATCTTAGAGGGTGCGGAGTTGGGCTGTAGGGATGCTAAGGTGATGAACATTGGGGCATGGTGCGACGAATACTTGATTGGGCCAGACCTCCTTAACACCCTTAGATTCCGTTTGGCTACCCGCAATGCCAAGATGATTGTGACGTTCACCCCTATTGATGGGTACACAGAGGTGGTGCGCGACTACATTGGCGGGGCTACGACAATAGAAAGCAAACCAGCAGAACTACTTGGAGGACGGTTGGTAAGCACTATCCAACATTCTAAGAATCGTAATGCCGCCGTAATCTACTTCCACACAAAGGATAATCCCTTTGGAGGCTATGACCGTATTGCCAAGGACTTAGCTAATAGGCCAGAGGAAGAAATCCTGTGCCGTGCGTATGGTATTCCTACCAAGAGCTTTAGTTGTCAGTTCCCTAATTTTAGTACGGATGTAAATGTCATACCCCACGAAAAAATTCCTAGGATAAACGTCACTAGGTACATGGTGCTAGACCCTGCTGGCCGCAAGAATTGGTTTATGTGCTGGATAGCCGTAGACGAGACAGAGACGTATTACATCTATCGGGAATGGCCTGATGTTGCTGTAGGAGACTGGGCTAAATGGCATGGCGGCAAATGGATTGGCGGCGAAGGGTCTAAGGGGCTAGGCTATGGCATCAAGGACTATGTTAATCTAATCACTACTTTAGAGTCTGATGGTAAGGAGAACGTCTTTGAACGGCTGATTGACCCACGTTTAGGCGCGGCCAAATATCAGGGGCAGGATGGAGCTTCTTCTATCATCGAGGATTTGTCTATGGCTGGCCTGACGTTTGTGCCTGCGCCCGGACTTGATATTGAGGACGGCATCCAAGCCCTCCAAAGCAAGATGGCTTACAATAAAAAAATTTCAATAGATGGCGTTAATCGCCCACACCTTTATGTATCCAACCGTTGTCAAAACATTATCCAAGCGTTCCAAGAATACACAGCCGAAGGCGGCCCCGACGAAGCGTGGAAAGACCCCATCGACGTATGTCGTTATGCTGCCATTGATGGAATCCAATTTGTTAAGGAAAATAAGTATGATGTACAAAAAATTAAAGGAGGCTATTAAATGAGTGCTATTCGTATCACAGACTTAGCTAAGGAACTAAACGTATCTGTTAATGAGTTGATGCTATTGAAAACCAATAAACTCGACGAAACAGACTACAAGGGCGTTGGTAAAAACACATGGTTTAACGATGCTGGCATTGCCAAGATTCGTCTAGCCATTGACATCCCGTTGGCTGTGCCAAATCAATTTGTGGGCATGGTGCTATCTAGTGCCAAGAATCCTAATTGGGTGTATTGTGAGATTGTAGGGATTGGCGGCAAAAAGCCTGTAGCCATCCCACGCCGCTTGCGTGGTAAACTGTTGAATAAGCGTATTCCAATTCACGCTATCACTGATGCCACTGGGACAACCTACCGCCATGCGCTCCTCACGGGATATAACTAATAATCCCGATTGGATTTCAGAGCAAGTAGATAGACTCCTTGGCTTTGAAATGCTTTGTAAACTCCTCACTGCTGACCCTCGTCCTATCCCGCCCGGTAGTCTGGCTGATAAGATTGGGGTGTATAAAGGATATTCCCACACAATTCTTTCCGATATTAGAACCCGCCAATTAAATGGATAATAACGACAAACAAGAAGCCCTGACATACGCCAGCAAAGAGCCAGACATTACAGTGCTGCGCGATGCGTATGAGCAAACAGTTAATGAACTAAGTAGCTTCTTTGACACTTGCCGTAGTAGCTATGATGACCGTCGTAATTATTGGCCGGGCAAGAGCCGCGACCTACGCAAGCACGGGGCTGATGCGTTTCCTTGGGAGGGTGCGGCGGATACAGAGGCGCACGTTATTGATGAGCGTATCAATGCGTATGTTGCTATGTTTATTTCGTCCATGTCTCGCGCTAACATTCGCGCCTATCCTGTGGAGATTACAGACATTGGTAGGTCAAAGGTTGTAAGCAGCTTCCTTAAGTGGATGGTGTCTGCTTACATTCCCCGTTTTAAGAAAGAGATGGAACTTGCCGCCAATTATTTATTGGAGCGTGGCGTTCTCATCACCTATGTAGGCTGGCAACGTGAGAACAGCACCTACTTGCAAAAATTAGACTTAGCGCAACTAGCTCAAGCCGACCCGAATCTAGCCAAAGCTGTGCTAGAGGGAACCGCTGATGACCAACTCATTGAGATGCTGCGCTCTGTCTACCCTCAAGTGTCTGATAAACGTGCCAAGCGTGCATTAAATGAACTCCGCAAGAAAGGTGTTGCTGAGATTCCTGTTGTACGCCGCCAGATTGACTGTCCTCTAGTCAAAACCCTTAGCCCTGACGGGGACTTCTTCTTCCCGTCTTACGTTACAGACCCACAGCGTTCGCCCTATTGTTTCTGGCGCACCTACTACACAGCCCAAGAGTTGCAGAACAAGGTTGGCACAGAGGGCTGGGATAAAGAATGGGTGGATTACGTCATTGAGCATTATCGCGGGATTAAAGTGAACGCAATTGAGACAGAACTCAATGGCCGCCGCAACTATGGCTTTACCACACAGATTTATGAGGCCAATGAACTCATTGAAGTGGTGTATGGCTATCAACGGTTGATTGATAAAGAAGACAACTCCGAAGGTATCTATTGCACCGTATTCCATCGTGACCTAGACCGCAAGAAAGAGGCGCAGAATGTGCCTGCTTATGCCAAATTTGAGATAATGAACGGCTACGAGGATTATCCCGTGGTTGTTACACGGCTGTTTGAAAACAGCAAACGTCTATATGATACACAGAATGTTTCTGACTTGCTGCGTGGTATTCAATGGCAAGTAAAGGTAGAACGCGACAGCCGCATTGACCGCAACAGCATGGCTACCCTGCCTCCTGTGCTACACCCTGTGGGCAATGAACCCAAAGACTGGGGGCCGGGGCGTTACGTTCCCTATCGCCGTGCTGGTGAGTTCCAGTTTGGCCCTGTGCCGCAATACAATGCGGGTTCTGTAGAGATGGAGAACACGCAACTCAAGACGGCTGACAATCTTGTTGGCCTAGACCCAACAAATCCTTTATCGTCTATTAAGCAACAGTTCTTTGTAGATAAGTTCTTGGGTCATGTGCGCGATGTCATCAAAATGTCTTTTAAGTGCTATCAACGCTTTGGCCCAGAACAAGTGTTCTTCCGTGTTACAGG